TGCTCAATCTGCGTGGGACGCTAACAATGTTGAAGGCGAAACTGCGGAACAAAAAGAAGAGCGAATTGGCAGTAGACCAGCGGACATAACATTAGGAGAATAAATTTTAAATGGCTGAGTATAAAGGTATACACGGAACCAAGATACAAAACTATACATCGGATCCTGACAACCCGATAACAGGACAGGTGTGGTATAACGAGACTGATCAGGTAATGAAGTTTCAGTATCCGACTACTATTGATGCTTGGTCTACGGGTGGGAATTTGAATACTGCTAGACGAGATGGAGCAGGAGCGGGCATACAGACTTCAGCTTTAATGTTTGCTGGTACAGGTTATACAAACATAACTGAATCTTATAATGGTTCTGCTTGGACTGAAGTTGCAGATTTAAATTTAGGTAGAGTTTTGTTGGCTGGTACTGGTGAAAGTAATACAGCAGCATTAGCAATTGGAGGATTTTCAGGTCCTCCAGGTTTTTTACATAGAAGTGAAACAGAATCTTGGAACGGAACTTCTTGGACAGAAACAGGGGATTTAAATACTGCAAGATACCGTGCTGCAGCAAATGGAACTCAAACTTCAGCGTTAGCTTACGGTGGTAATTTACCACCTAATAATACTTCAGGTGTAACAGAGTCTTGGAACGGAACATCTTGGACAGAAACAGGGGATTTAAATACTGCTAGAGAAGGAACAGGTGGTTCTGGAACTGATAATACTTCAGCCTTAAGTTTTGCTGGTTTAGCTCCACCAAATGTAGCAAATACAGAATCTTTTAATGGTACAAGTTGGACAGAGGTAGCTGATATGAACACAGCTAGATTCGCTTTAGGTGGAACTTGTTCTGGAACTAATACATCAGCCTTAGGTTTTGGTGGAACACCTGATGGAACACCTACTATAGCAAATACAGAATTATGGAATGGAACATCTTGGACTGAAACAACAGACTTAAATACTGCAAGAGCCAAAATGGGTAGTGCAGGTACATCAACTGCTGCTTTAGCAATGGGTGGAGAATCACCAGGAGATACAGCCGCAACCGAAGAATGGAACACGGGCATCCCAGTAGGTGCTTGGTCTACGGGTGGGGCATTAAATACTGCTAGAGCTTACGTATCAGGAACAGGAACACAAACTTCTGCTATTGCAGCAGGTGGTTTTAATGGAACAACTGCAATAACAAGTTCAGAATCTTATGATGGAACTAGCTGGACAAATACACCCTCTTTAAATACTGCTAGGTGGGGTTTAAAAGCATCAGGGGTTGATAATACATCTGCTTTAGTTTTTGGAGGAAGAACACCTACTGATGCATATCTTTCAGGTCAAACAGAATCTTGGAGTGGATCAACTTGGACTGAAGTTGCTGATTTAAATTCTGGTAGATATCTTGATGGAGGAGCAGGTAGCCAAACATCTGCGTTAGCAATAGGTGGTAATGATGTTGGTGATGTTCTTTTATTAAATGAATCTTGGAATGGAACTAGCTGGACTGAAGTTGGAAATTTAAATAGTCGACACGGTAATGCAGCTGCAGCAGGAGTTGATAATACTTCAGCTTTAATTTTTGGTGGTTACTCAGGAACTGCACCTATAGGTGCAACTGAATCTTGGAACGGAACTAGTTGGACAGAAGTAAATGATATGAACACAGCAAGAACAGGTTTAATGGGAGATGGAACTCAAACAGCTGCAATAGGATTTGGAGGAACACCTCCATTAACAGGTGCTACCGAAATATGGGATGGAACAAGTTGGTCAGAAGATGGAGATTTAAATACAGCTAGACAGCTTTCAGGAGCAGCAGGAACAACAACTGCTGCATTATGTTTTGGTGGAGACGTACCAGGTACACCTGCTGAAACAACTGCAACAGAAGAATTTACAAAACCAGACTTTACAACTAAAACAATAACATCGAGTTAATTATGGCAACATATAAAGAAATTTTTGGAACAAATATCGAGGTCTTAGCATCGGATCCAGCGAATCCTGTTACAGGACAAGTTTGGTATAACTCAACTGATAATGTGGTTAAGGGTGCAGCTCTTACTACTGCTGGAGCGTGGGCAACGGGTGGGAATTTAAATCAAGATAGATATGGAATGTCAGCTTCTGGAACAGTTACAGCTAGTATTGCTTTTGGAGGTAGAATATCTCCACCAAACGCATTTTCTGCTTTAAATGAATCCTATAATGGCACAAATTGGACAGAAGTTGCGGATTTAAATACCGCAAGAGGTTTTATGGGATCTACTACAGGCCCATACACAGCAGTTTTAGGATTTGGAGGAAACACGGGTTCAACTCAAACAATAAACGAAGAATGGAATGGTAGTACTTGGATAGAGAAAGCAGATTTAAATACTGCTAAATCAAATGTGGCTGGTTGTGGTACAATAACTGATGCACTCGCTACTGGTGGAACTTCAAATACTAACGAACTTTGGAATGGGACTAGCTGGACAGAATTAGCAGATTTAAATACTGCAAGAAATGGGATAGGTCCTAATTCTGCAGGAACCGCTACAGCTACTCTTGTTGCGGGTGGAGAACAAAATGGACCACCTTATGCTTTATATGCTAATACAGAAATTTGGAATGGAACGAGTTGGACTGAAGTTGCAGACTTAAATACTGCAAGACATCAACTTGGCCATACAGGTACATCAACTAATGCTTTAGCATTTGGAGGAGCACCTGCTCCAGTAGGAGCAGGAAAAACAGAAGAATGGAATGGCCTTTCTTGGACTGAAACAACAGATATGTCTATAGTTATAGGTTATCCAGCAAGTTCAGGCACAGCTGCAGCAGCCCTTGCTACAGGAGGAACTATTCCTCCAGGTGCATCGACAACAGCAACCGAAGAATGGACAGGTGCAGGATCTCCAGTAACATACACTTTCACAGACAGTTAAACCTTGTAATATCTTTTAAATAAGATATATAAATACAAAAAATAAAGGATTAGAGATGACTAATAAAAAAGACGTAAAAGAAGTAATTCAACAAGAAGAAGCTCACTTAAATAATTTATTAGAGCCACAAGATTTAACCGACTTTAAAGGTATGGTCGATGAGTTAAGAGATACCTGGACTAAAAAACAAATGTTTCGAACAGAAACAGAAGCAAGATTTTCTGTACTACAGGATAATAGATACCCAACTAAAGCTTCAAAATACTGGCAGTGTGTTAGAGAACAATCATCTTATTTAGATAACCTAATGACTTTATCTTTTGACTATAGAAGAAACGAAGCAAAAATTACTTGGTTAGAAAAGAAAATAGATAAAGAAGAAGATGAATATAAAAGAACTAAATATGAAATAGATTTAGATGAATGTAGATTTGCTAAAGCATCTATGGAAAAAGTTGCAAAACATAGAATGCGAGAAATCAAAATGTGGTCTAAATTAAAAGCAGAATTTAATGATGGATCATTTAATGATAAAGATGTCAACCAACATCAATTAGAATCTTATGGATTACAATACTATGAGAAAGCTAAAACATTAACTGAAAACTCATCTGAATCTGAGAAGTTTAATATCTTAGGTCAATTACAATCGTTGCAAAGAATCAAGAAATCTGGTGAATTAGAAAGTAGTTATAAAGAGCAAGAGCAGCTAACGCAACATGACAAACCAAAAGATTAATTTTGATTTTGTATTTCTAGGTCAATCAGTATTAAAGTATCAAGTACCTTTAGATATATTTCATTCAATCAATCATATTTATGAAAGTAATTTTCATAACTTATATCCTGCTAATAAACAATTAGTGGGTAAAATACAAAATGAACATTCATTGTTTTATAATGGTAATGATGAATCTAAAGTAAAAAGACATAATATATTACCAAGAGATGTCACAAACTATTTTTTAGAGATCTTTAAACATTATTTATCATTTAATAAAATTAGAGATTATGAACTGCACCTTAATTCTATTTGGGTTAATGAAATGAAACAGCACGAGTATAACCCTGCACACATTCATCGAGGCACATTATTTACAGGTCTATCATCTGTAATGGTTTTAAAATTACCATCAACCTATGGTGTAGAATATTCTAATGATGCAGTTCCACAAAATGGAAGACTACAAATATTAGGTGCAAGTAATGGTCAGTTTGCAAAAATAGATTATCAACCTCCAATGGAGTTAAGAGATTTTTATGTATTTCCATATGATATGAGACATTGTGTTTATCCATTCAATGGAACTAATGAAACAAGAAGAACGTTAGCTGCAAACTGTGATGTGCAGTTTGATCCAATTAAAAACAGAGGAGCGATATGATAATTACAGAACCAAAATGGAAATCGTATGTTGTTGAAACAACAGGGCCAATATTTACACCTGAACAATGTAAGATGATTATTGAAGCAGGAAGATCAGAGCCTAAACAAACTGGACAAGTGGGTGGTGGATCTGGGGGTACGGTTGATACTAAAACTAGAACATCACATATTAGTTGGATTCCATTTAAGAAAATGTTGGATATGTATAAAGACATAGAAAAATTAATGCAAAAAACAAATAGAAATCATTTTGGATTTGATGGAATGACATTAACTGAACCTGCACAATATACAGAATATCCTGAAGGTGGATTTTATGATTGGCATATAGATTCAGATATTAACTGTGCACACGAACCACCAGTTAGAAAAATATCTATGACTTGTCTATTATCTCCTGAATCGGAATTTGAAGGTGGTGATTTAGAAGTTATGTCAGAAGGTAAAGTTGCAAAATTAAAACAAGGTCAAATAGTTTTCTTTGCATCGTTTGTAAGACATAGAGTAAAACCAGTTATTAAAGGCAATAGAAAATCACTTGTAATGTGGTTTGGCGGAACACCGTTAAGATAATGTTTAGAGAATTACATTTTCCAACACCTATTTATATTGCAGATATAAAACATCCAACTTTAAATAAAGATTTGGAAAGAGATATTATGGCTTGGTCTAATCAAGATAAAGGTGTGGTTAGAACTAATGTAAAAGGTTGGCATTCAACAACGGATATGCATTTAAGACCAGAATATAAAAGTTTAGTAGATATGTTATATGAAGCACAAAAAACTATTTATGATCAAGAACATTTAGCAAGTGAGCCTTTCTTAGGTAATATGTGGGCAAACATTAATCCTCCTGGAGGAATGAATAGAGCTCATCAACATCCAAACTCATTATGGTCTGGTGTATATTATGTAAAAGCTCCAAAGAACTGTGGACATTTAAAAGTAGATGATCCAAGATCCTCAGCTTCTATGATAAGACCAAAACAAAAAGAAGGACAATTACCACCAAGACTCTATAGAGAAACACATTACGAAGCAAAAGATGGAAGACTAATTATGTTTCCATCTTGGTTAATGCATTGTGTAGATCCTAATGAATCGAATGAAATTAGAATATCGGTATCATTTAACTTTTTACAGAAAGGTATGTTTGTATGATGGTACATAAAGATCAAATAGTATTTAGAGAAAAGCATTTACAAACAGAAAAAGGTAGAATGCTTCAAACTAGAAATGAAAAATGGAAAAAACTAAAAGCAGACATTGAAAAGAATGGAATTATCAATCCTTTGATTTGTACAGAAAAAGATGGTAAATATAGACTATGTATGGGTATGAGAAGATTTATTGCAGGTTGTATACTTGGAATAGAAGAATATGAAATACAAATTGTACCTGATGAAGAAGTAGATACTTTAATGAATGCAACCAGTAAATATCAAACAAAACATAAAGATGGAACAGAGATAGCATTATGACATTTCAACAACAGAAATATCAGGTAATTAAAAACGCAGCTAGTTTTGAATTAGCAAATTTTATATTGAATTACTTTTTACTTAAAAGAGATGCAACAGCATTTATGTATCAAAACAATTTACATTCACAATCTCCAATGTTAGGGACTTGGGGAGATACACAAATACCAAACACCTTTTCTTGTTATGGTGATTTTGTAATGGATACATTGTTAGTGAAGATGTTACCTGTTATGAAACAGCATACAGGTTTAGATTTAATTCCAACCTACTCTTATGTAAGAGCCTATAAAAAAGGGGATTGCTTACATAGACATAAAGATAGACCAAGCTGTGAAATATCTTGTACTTTAAATTTAGGTGGTGATCCTTGGCCTATATTTATAGATGGTACAGGAGCTAATAATGTTATTGATGAACGTAAAAATATTGTTAAACCCAACGCTCCTAAAGGGACAGAAGTATTACTTGATGTAGGTGATATGTTAGTATATAGTGGTTGCGAACTAGAACACTGGCGAGAGCCATTTGAAGGAAACATTTGTGGTCAAGTGTTTTTACATTATAATCATGTAAATGGCCCATTTGCTGATAAAAACAAGTTTGATGGCAGACCAATGTTAGGGCTACCATCGTTTGTAAAATAGTATTATAATGCCTAAGATATGCTACAAAAACTTAATTTTAAACCAGGTTTCAATAAAATGGTCACAGACTCAGGTGGTGAATCACAATGGGTTGATGGTGACAACGTTAGATTCAGATATGGACTCCCTGAAAAAATAGGTGGTTGGTCACAACTTACATTAGTCAATCAAACTTTACCCGGTGTTGCAAGAGCCCAGCATTCTTTTACTTCTTTAGCAGGTGAAAAGTATGTAGCAATTGGAACATCACAAGGTTTATTTTTATATTATTCAGATACTTTTTATGACATCACACCTTTAGATACAGCAATTACTGGTGCTACTTTTGATTCAACAACCGGTTCTGCTACAGTAACCGTTAATAAAACTTCTCATGGTTTGACTGCTGGAAGATATGTAGTTTTTACATCAGTATCTTTACCTGGAGGAGGTGAAACTGATTTTACAACTATACAATTTGAAAATAATACATTTGAAGTATTAAATGTAACCGCTAATACATTTGATATTACCATGCCAACTAATGAAGGAGGCACTGGTATGTCTACACAAGGATCAGCAGAAATTAATCCATATGTATCTGTAGGTCCGGTATTTCAATTAGAAGGTTTTGGTTGGGGTGCAGGTCTATGGGGTGATTCAACATGGAACACAGCTAGAGCTACAACAACCACGGTTCTGGATCCAGGAAACTGGAGTCTTGATAATTTTGGAGAAGTATTAGTTGCAACTATTCACAATGGTCGAACATTTACTTGGGACTCAGGAGCAACGAATCCAAGAACAATTAGAGCATCAACAACCACTACTAATTATGAGACAACTAATAATCCAACTGCATCTATTATGACTATTGTATCTGATCGAGATAGACATTTATTTCATCTTGGAACTGAAACAACAATTGGAGATACAACAACACAAGACCCAATGTTTATACGATTCT